CCGTATATTTCATCAGCAGCGGCATATCCTCCGCCGTGATGTCCGTCACTGCCACGGTCTGCTTATACAGGCCGGAGGCATCTGTAGTCCAGCCAGCTGCCAGCAGGGCTACAGTTATGACACCGGCCACTGCTGCATCCAGACCGTTAATGGCGCTCGTGATGGCATTGACATCATTCTGTCCAAACTTATCTCCCTTCTGCGTATAATTGGTTACATCGGTTATCGTGTATGTTCCGTCCTCATTTTGATTCAGTCTCCACAATCTGGAACCTTCAAAGATGTCGTCTTTATAATCTGTTCTCAAACTCATTCAAATGCTCCTCCGTTCAGCGTAATGGCCAGTTGCTTGATTCCTTCGACCCTTCCAAGTATGTTCCTGTATATTTTCAGGCAGGCCGACTCAAGTCGGTTCAGTTCATCCCATTGTATAAAAGGTGTGTTGTCCCTGTACTCCTGGCTATTTCCTACCGCAAAAGGATATGTCCCGGCACAGACATGGTCTATGTTGGCCTCAAAGCGGTTAATTTCATCTGCATAAAATCCATAGTCCTGATATGTCTTATCCGCCCCCATTTCCTCAAATTCAAAGTCTGGCCACAGGGTAAGGGCCTGGGCGCGTATCTCATTGATGTTGCCCTTAATGCGGTTATAATCTCCAATATTAAAATAATCACCGGAATGCCAGTCTGTTTTTGGCTGTTGCCACATAACTCATGTCCCTCCTTGCTTTAATGGTCCCGCTCAGTCCACCATTGAATTTCAAAGTATGGTCCGTCACCCGTATCAATAAATCCGGAACATACTTATTCTCCAAAAAGGCAATGTCATTGGCATCCATTCTGGGTTCCCCACGATACTGCAGTTCATATTCCCGGTCCGATTTGAGGTAATCTCCTATCCAATCAGCCAGATTGGCTGCATGGGCCCCATTTGACACCAGGGGGTTCTCCCAGGCTTCCAGGCTACCCGTTGGGTTGAGCTGCCTGCTGACCTTAGTCTGCGTTATAAGGTATTCCTTACCCATAACCACCACCTCGATAGCCCCCACAATGCCTGTAAGCTCCACTGTGGCATAATAGGCACTGCTGCCTATGATTGTTGCTGTCTGACCTTCTGACGGTTCTATGAGCCCCACTGACAGGTCGTAGGAGGCATTGGACAGGTAAAACGTATACTGGTTATCCTGTTCTGTCACTGCTATGGTCTCCCTCACAAGCTCCTTTGTGTCCTCTGTACTGAGATTGTATATGGTGCGTACCACCTGCAGTTCCCTGACCTTGGCCAGCTGCGTGCCCTTTGGGGTTTTGGTCAGCTCCACACCATACTCAAGGATATAATCCGTGCTGTCACCGAAGGTTATGTTATCCAGGACCACACGATTATTTGGACATCCTCGGACAAATTCCAGTTCCAGGAAGTCAAATTCCGGAAACTCATGGCTTACCACATAGGTCTGGGTGAGCCCTGAAACCATGTAATCCTCCTGCAATGCACCATTGTAATAGGCATGGAACACGACCGTATCCGGCCAGTTCTGACCAAATTCCAGGGTTAGTCCGAAGCACTTGTACGCTGCCTCCATGGTAATTCCGACTGTGGGGTTGTCTGCAAACAACCCATTATCTCCAGCGACGGCCTCAGATACATAGCCCGTATTGAGATATGTGATTCCATCGGTCTGCCTTGGAAGGAAATATTGTGTACCGGATACACCTGTATAATCCTGGCCAGACAGGGCATAAGTTTCCTTTTCCGCATGGTCCAGGATGGCTGCCGCATGGGAAAAGTACGTCTCGTTGTCAGATGCCGCTGACATATCCGGCACAAAACTGGATTTGAGGATTATCCTGCCGGCCCGGTCCTGATACAGGATACACCTGCCGGCATTAGCAATCAGCTGCAGGGCTTCCTTATGTGCTACTACCGGCATCGGATTGGCCACAAGAACATCCTTAAGATATGGATCTATCCAGTAGTCCCGATAATCCACCCGGGCATCCGTCAAGACGTCCACGGCTATGTCATACAGGCTCATACCATTCGGATGGTACTGCCCGCGGTAATATGTACTGTCCATCCCATCAAAACAGTCCGATGCCTGGAAGTCCATTTCTGTATCATCAGCCGACCATGATTTCAGTGCGAGTGATGTTCCCGGTATCCACTCAATCGTCCCGTCATCCATGGCCTGACCATAGAGCGCCTCGATTCGTTGACCAATCTCCAGAAAGTTTACCGTGCTCTCCTCATTCTCCACATCATAGGCCCTGTCCTTGTTATCCACGGTTACATCAAAATCAATGGTAGGCAGCTCCTCCGATATCGGACTGATATGCTCTTTCTTAGTTGCAGACAATATTTTCTTGCTGTCAAAATAGATGCCAATACCCATGGTAATCTGGTTGATGCGGAACCGGCTTTGTCCATTGACCATAACAACCGGTACAAAACGCAGGAAAGTAGCTCCCTCAAAAATCTCCTCCGTCACATAATGGCCATCCGTATTATTCGTTACATTCAAGGTCCGGTTGTCTGAAATGATGGTAAAATCTACGGGATATGCCTTGCCAAATTCCACCGTCAGCCCCTTAATGTCATATTGAACGGGAAACCGGATTTCAATTTCCCCCTGAAGGCCATCCGTCACGATTCCCTGATTGAGCACCACGTCTGCTGCATCTTTGGGAAGGAAATACATGCTGCCATCCACAGTGGTATAGTCCTGGTCACAGGTTGCATATAGCTCCTGTACCTTGTAGTTATCCATAGGCTTTACTAGGTCGGAATAATAAGTATACACATCCCGCTCAGGTATGTAAGCGGATGCCTGGGCCTGCTGGTTAATCAGGCCGATGGTGACACGCAGGTAAGACAGTGGGTTCCTCCACTTCCTGCGCATCATGTCCTTATATTCATTACTTGCCGCCTGCACTACTCCATCACCCCGCAGTCTATCAGGTTCACCTTACAGTCTTTATACATGGTGGGCAGCCCATCCGGACCTATCTCGTCTATCTTGGCCGTCCGGTTCCCCGGATACATCCGCTCCGTCTTCCAGCAGTTGTTTTTCATGTCGGGAAACTTGACCGTCACCACAAACTCCTCAAACTCTTTAAGGATGCTACTCCAGGTCGCCGCATCCAGATAGGACCACTGCAGGCCGTCAATCTTATCCTGGTCACGGCCCACGCGCTGCCCTACGAATTCCCCCAGGGCATTCTTGCCCTGGTTCACGTTCGTAGCAATGGTTAAGCCAGGCCCCCGGTCATAGTTTGGATATTCATGTCCATTAATATAAATAGGCACTCCAGCCACCTCCTTACGTTGTGCGCAGCGTGTATCCGTTACGCTTATCCAGTTCCACAAGTTTCTTTTTGATTTCCCGGATATCTATGTTGACCGTTAAATCCATCTGTTCTATCAGGTCAATGATGCGCTGCAGCAGGTTTGCCATGATGGAAAGATACTGCTCACTCATGCCATTACTGCTTGTTTGGGACGCTAAAGCCACCGCCCGGTCCACCATTTCCTGCATCTTATCTTCAGGCGCCACAATCTCACCATAGTGCCGGTTATCACCAATCATGGCCAGCTGCGGGGTGTTGGCCCGGACGAAACCGCCTTGGGCCAACCGTGGAAGATGGATGTTCGGTATATTCGGGATAAAATCGGCGCCGATGCCCGGTATCTTATCCGCCACCTCATTTACGGCGTCTATCATGGCATTAATCGCATCAATAACCCTGTTGGCCATGCTTTCTACACCATTGATAATCAGGTTGATGATACCCTTTATATCTGCCCAGATACCGTCCCAGGTTTCTTTTGTCTTTGTTCTCACCGTATCCCAGACCCCGGCAATAGCATCTTTTATGGCCGTGAACTTCTCATCCACTGCTGTCTTGATTGTATCCCACAGATTTGATACGAATTCCTTAATGGATTCCCATATTTCTGATGTCTTACTCTTGACATTCTCCCAGGCCGTGCTGATGGATGTCTTGATAGCATTGAATAATGTATTGGCCAGAGACTTAAGCCAGTTCCAAAGAGTATTCAAAAGTGTCTTGATTCCGTTCCAGATGGTACTGGTTGCTCCAGATATAGCAGTCCACGCCAGGTTAACAACATTTTGAATGAATGTTACTGCACCAGAAACGAGCTCTTTCAATGCCTCCCAAATACCGGTGAATATTTCCTTGATTCCTTCCCACGCAAGACTCCAGTCACCAGTGAACACACCAACAACGAAGTCAATTACACCGCCAAGTGCTGTGAGCAATCCTTCTATGATACCCGAAACGGATTCCCAGAAACCAAAGAATGTATCAATGGCGGCTTGTAGGCATGAAGCTATGACCGGTGCCACATTGGACATAAACCATTCAATGAATGGCTGTAGAGCTCCGGTCCATAATTTTGTGACCGCATCTGCTACTTTTCCACCAAATTCCAAGAATTTATCAATCAGCGAGCTGAGATACTGGTCTTTAAATTCCACAAACCGCGTTGACAAATTCTGTAATACCGGAAGGATATGGGCATTATACAGATTAAGCCACAAATTACCAATTTCCGTAAACCCTTGTCTGAAAGTTGCCAGCATGGGGGCTACATGCTCATCATATGTGGTACCTATCTTTTCAAAAGTTTCCGCAGCTAAATCTTTGATTGTAGAAAAAACAGGTTCAACCGCGCTGAATGTATCTTCCAGGGTTGTCCTGATGTAATCCGCATTTTCGATGAAGGGAGCCGTAATTGTATCCAATACATCCGCCGCAAAAGTCCCTGCTAGTTCCGTACCACCCATGAAGGCTTCTGAAAATATCCCAATAATATCGGCATTAATCTGCTTTACACTGTCACTGCGAAGGGACGAAAAAACCGTTGACCACGCTTTTGCTACTTTACCTTCTATTTCAGCAATACGTGAGCCAATGTCAAACATGGCAACGATATATTCCTTTATACGGTCTTTATTCTGCTGTAAAAACAGGCTGATTCCACCCAACAGATTATCCGCAATGGATGCCCCTATACTGGCGACAGAACCTGCTATCTTGCCCAGATTGATGGCCAGGATATTGGCAAACCGGTTGGCGGCCTGCTGCACCTCCGGAGATGTGAATATCTCCGTCAGGCTGTCCTTGATGCCCTGGATGGACTCTTTCATGCTGTCCAGGACGCTGGTATCACCAAAGCCGACCTTGAACCCTGCCATGAACAGGTTCTTAAGCTGGTTGGCTTTGTCAATCAGTCCCTGGTACTTGTTGTCCATCTCGTCCACAGCCGAGGTATCAAGCTCGCCCATGTCAAATTCATCTGCGGAGTACCCACCGCCAGCTCCGCCTCCGGAACCGCCTCCACTGGAATCCGTATCCGGGCTGATGATGTTGAGCTCGTCAATGCCGGTGGTGATGCTCTTCATGTCCTTGGCGGCCTTCTTGGCAGCCCCACCAGCCCCACCTGCAGCTGCTTCCGCCTTATCGGCTGACTGGGCCATCGCATCCATACCGGCCGTGGCTGCAGATGCACCTCCCCCGCCCTTCTTCCCGGTTACCATCTCCGTGAATGCCTTGAAGGCATTGGCCAGGCTCATCAGCTTACTGATGATGCGGTTGATTACATGGATGACCGGTGTCAGTACATTAATGAGTCCTTGTCCGATTGTGGCTTTAAGGCTGTCAAACTGCAGCTTCAGGACACGCACCTGGTTTGCCCAGCCATCCGCCGTCCGGATGAAGTCCCCGGATGCCAGGGACAGCTGGTCCTGCACGAACTTATACCGCAGCGCCACCTTCTCAGCCTCAGACATCTTTGCCGTCACCTTACCATAGCCATTGGCCAGGGCATAGCTGTCAAGGGCGCTCTGGGTCATGACAATGCCAAGGTCCTTAAGAGTCTCTGTTTCACCCGTGAACACGGATTTCAGCTTTGTATAGGCCTCGTCCTGGCTAATGTTGTAGAAGGACGCCACGTCCCCAGCCAGACCAGTCAAGGTCGTGGACATCTCATAGGCTGCCTGTTCACCAAAACCGAATGCTTTAGCCATTGCGCCGAAGGTGCCAGTAAACCTCTTAGCCATGGTCTCGGACAGGCCAAAGGAGGTTATGGCGTTCTTGGCAAAGTCGTCCACCTGTTTGGACATACGTGGGAACGTGACATCCACCACATTCTGGACTTCCGCCAGGTCGGACCCCAATTCAATACACTGTGCGCCGAAGTCTATGATTTTCTTTACTGCAAACGCCGCCGCGAGAGCAGCTCCCGCCTTTTTAGCCAGCCCCTGTATTCCGGCCATCTGCTGTTTAAATTGATTCTGGTTGACCACAAGGTCAAGGCCAATCTGGCCTACGCTGTCAGCTGCCATACATATCACCTGCCTTTTAGTTCAAAAGCAGGCTCTGGCTCGCTACTCCTTTGGTGCGGCTCTAGGCTCTGTCATTTTTATATCCAACCTGTTTATGGTTTTACATCTGGGACATTTAATTTCCCCCTTAACGTATTCCGCCAGGAGAAGGGTCTGTCCACATCTTACACATCTTACTTTCTCAATCTTAACCACCTCCGCACATAGCCGCAAACATCTTCTCCAGGCCGGCCATTTCCTTCTCGAAGGTTTCCTCATCCATTTCTTTCATTTCCCGGTTACGCCAATCGTCATATATACGGCGCTGGTCCTTAGTGTAATGCTTGATGATATCCTTATCCGTTTCGGACCGGATGGCTACCACACGGCCTAATGCAGTCTCCGGGGACAGGCCGGCAATCAGCGCCTTGAATTCGTCCCAGGAGACTGTTTCAAATTCTTTCGTTCGTATACGCAACCCGTACTGCGACAGGAAGCTGGAGACTATCAGGTCCCAATCCTCAAACATATCGTAGTACGGGTCACTGCTCTCCCCCGGCAGGTTCCTCCATGCCGGAAATGAGCTGGACCGCTTCCTGCACTACAATAATCAAGTCATTGAATCCCAGTTTCATCCTCTCTATCTCTTTCTTGGACTTTTCTGGGAACATCATGTCGTAGGCCTCCAGGATTTCCTGTGCACCAGGGTCATTAGCCGACATCAGTCCCATGACCTTAAGCATGGTCGGGGCATCCGCATTCACTTCTATGGCCTTTCCCTTGATTACCAGGGATGGATTCCCTTCAAAACTCAATTTATCTGTGATATCTACTTTCCTTGCCATTCGTTATTCCTCCTTATGCTCCTGGTGTGGGCGCCGGTGTAAATGTCGGGGCGCCATATCCCGTCACTTCAAATTCCAGGGTGTCAATGTTGGTTGTATCACCGCCGCCCGGAGTGGTCACATTCACAACCACGTCACAGGCCAGCTTTGCGCCGGATACCATGGTCCACTCAAACTTCGTCATGACGTCCTGTCCGAACTTCCAGGCCAGGCCGGCAATATAGTCATTGGCCGGGTCACCTACTGACCTCTTTCCTTTGAAGGAAAATCCCAGCTTCTTTCCTGTCATGGCTGCTTTTGCCCAGCCCTTCGCATCCATGGCATACCATTCCTCTACGGTACCGTCAATGGACGGAGCGAAATTCTCCAAATCTAACGGTACAGCCATATTCTCCTCTGTGCTTTCGAGGCCTTTTATGCCAAACTTAAACACATTGTTATGCACCGGATAAACTCTTCCTGCTACATCTGCCATATCTCATTCCTCACTTTCTCTGATACACAAAATCCAGCCATATCGCATATTCATATACACCTTTTTCATCCGTTCCCACGTCAACCGGTTCCGGTACCTGGAGGATGATACAATTAATGGGTGTACCCCCTATGGACAGGCTGGATACGTTTTTAAGTTTCTCATACAGCTCATAGGCGGCCCGCTCTGATGCCTGTACATCCCTGTCCCAATGGACCAGCAGGGAGATGCGCCGGATGTTGTAGCTGCTATAATCATGTCCCCCCAGGGCCATCACGGGAGGACCGCTGCCCTGCCGGTGATATACACCAATGGAATGGTCCTTCTTGCTGTTCAGCTTCCCGATATAGACATTCCTGTCAGCCGTAATTCCCAGGCCTCCTATGTATCCCCGGATGTCATCCAAGGTCAGCATCATACACCACCTACTTTCTTGTAAAACCGCTTAAATGCGTTCCTGGCAAAATCCTGGCTTACTCCACCAGGTAGCCACGGTTCGTACCATTCTCCGCCGGCAAACGGGTTCTCGTCCGTCTGGAAGTCATACTCTGGATGGTAATAGAGGCGGCGCGCATAAGGTGTACTTACTACCAGAGTTGCCTTCCCCTGTCTGGAATGGCTGTAATCCGCAAAGAAACTGTCCTCCTCTAGGCGTCCAGTATCAAATGGCATCACCTGCGCCTGCACCACCTCTGTGTGCAGGGCTTCCGCTGTCATTTCCAGGGCAGTCACTGCTGCCTGTGTCAGCTGCTTAATCCGCGGGAAGTTCATCTTTACAGTTGATTTAACCTGCATCAAACCACCTCCAGTTGGCAATAGTTCACTGTCCCGTCCGGATTCCTGGCCTTCATCCCCTGTTCAATCCTCCGCTCTTCCCCAAATATAGTAACGGTACCCCCGCTTAAGGTTGGGAAGTCTGGGGCAATGTCCCCAGGGAACATGGCTGTGCCGGTTATCTGCACCAGCTTCTTTTCTGTGGTCAGAATGGTCTTGGCCCGGTCCTGGAAGTTACATTTTAGGTCCAAGTCCACTACCTTCTCTGGATGGCCGCGGTTGTCTGTATCCTCTGATTCCAGATGGACGTGTATATCCGTCCTGCATAGCCGTTTTGGCACTAAACATGGGTATTTCATATCCTCACCTCGCTAACCGGCAGCACAGACCCGTCTGGGACAGCAGAGCGTACACATCGCGCTTCATGGCTACACCCTTGTCTGTAAATACGTTCCAGCTGCTACCGAACTGTGCGGATACACCGTTGATGCTGTAGCCATGCAGGATGGTATTAATCTCGTCCGCGTTCTCATACTCAAAGTCCGCCTGCTGGCAGACCACTTCCTGTATGGTTTCCTGCTGGAAGGCCGTCAGATTAGAAAATCCCCGGCCTACAATCCGGTTGTAGGTCAGGGAATCAACGTGGCGGCTGGCCTGCTTAAGGGCCCTGTCCAGCTCATCCATGGGGATTACGGTCCCCTTGTATACATCACAGTAATATTCATATGTGACATAGGGTTCATAGGGCATATTACTCACCTGCCTTTTTACTCTCCGCTTTCTTTGCCGGTTCCTGCTTTGCGGCCCGGAGTGAAGCAAGTTCCTCCCTCAACGCTACATTTTCGGCATCCCTTTCAGCCGCCAGGTCCTGAAGGCGCTCAATCTCTTTCACTGCCTTCATGTGTTCATCATAAGGTATTGTCTTTCCGCGTCCATATGCGGTCACCTGGCCATCATCGCCCACAATATCAAAGCCAGCGTCCTGATAGGACTTCTGCTGGCTTTCATCAATGGTGTACTCTTTATTTCCCTTAACTGCTCTCATACTACCTCCTTACGCTCCGGCCGCTTCCACATTCATGGCACACCCATCAACCTTCTTTTCAAGAAGGAACAGGTCTCCGTAGCAACGGTTCTGATACAAATACCCATCTGCCGTCCTTGAATCTGTTCCTGGGGTAAACAGCTTGATATAGCTGTATTTATCCCGGCATACCACGCAAGAGGTATGAATCAGAATCCAGTTAATCTGCTTCGCATCAGAAGCAGCCACACATCCTGTAGTGAAGTCATACTTAGTCTTCATCCTGGCCGCAGGCACCATCTTAATGGTCACATCATCCAGGCTATGTACCTTACGATTGATTGTGGACGGGGACGTTACGGTCATGACCCTCTGAAGTCCTTCCGCCTCCTTCACAATCTTATTCATGGTTGGGGTGACATACAGCATTCTCCCTTCTTCCGGGACACCAGCCTCATCCATTCTCGCCATCTCCTCATCAAAAGCTTCCAGGAAGTTGGCTGCCGTGATGACATCAGTACTGATACGGCCAGAATAAGCGGTCAGTTCTGCATGAAGTTTGGAATAACGATAGGAATCTTTTTCCGGGATAGCCTGTTCGGTCTCAAAGGTGTTCTGTATGTTTGCTACGGATAAGGTCAGGTTTGTTTCGTCAATGTCCATGGGGTCAATCCAGAACTCAACATCCCTGTCGTGTTCCAGTTTCTTTGCCTCCCAGTCATTACTGAGCGTTCCTGAGTTAAAGCCTGGTGTCCGGGTATGGTCTTTGTATCCGGTCACTGCCATCCTCGGAAGCTTGATGGTCTGGGCGTTAATGAATTTCACCTGCTGATTGCTCTGTGTCAGTGCATCAGAGCACAACTCCTTTGCATATTTCTGCTGGAGCAGCTGTGTAAAGGTTGTTGCATAATCATATACTGCCATTTCTTAATCCTCTCTTTCATTAAAGTCCGAACGCCTTTTTAAGGGCGTCGTCTGTCGCCTGCGTCTGCTGTTGCCCACTGGCTGCTCCCACCTGGATGAACCCGGTGGAGCCTGATGCCTGGGGTTTCAGCGCCGGCACGTCCTCAAGTACCTTGTCCAGAGCCGCTTTAAGCGCCTCATCGTTGATTTTCCCATCCTGCCCCATGACCTGACTTAAGTCGGCCATCTTAAGGACATATGGAATTGTTTTGGCATCAATCCCCAGTGATACTGCCGCCATGGTGGCTGCACTGTCAATCATGGCCTTCTGAGCCACTGCCTGAGCCTGGGTGAGCTGCTGCTGGATTGCACCTACATCTGGCTGCTGGGCCGCCTTCTGCTGCTTAAATGTGGCAATTGCCTGTTCCATTTCTTCCTGGCTGAGCCCCTGCTGCTTGAAGTAGGCTTTCAAGGCCGTGTCCTCCTTAGCGGCCAGAGTCCCGTCCAGCATTTGCTGGATTTTAGCATAATCAATTGCAGGGGATGCCTGCTGTCCTGTTTGGGTCTGTGTCTGCTGGTTCTGACCTCCTGCCGGCGGCTCGGCTCCTCCCGCTCCACCTGCGGGCTCAGCAAATAACTGTAAGTTCATACGTTTCATCATCCATACCTCCATTTTAAGGGTGTCACCCTGTAATTTTTATTGCATCCATTGTCATCAGTGTCGCTGGCCACGCAGCAGTTTTAAGCCATGCTCGTGTTTGGGCGTAAAAATAACACCCGGGATAGTCCCGCGTGCTTATCGCAAATTATAACCTGTCCGTTTCATGTTTTTTGTTACAGCATTAATGATTTCATCTTCATCCAGATGTGCCGTAACATCCATGGAAACTTTCGTCACAGCCGGCTCGTAAGTTGCAAGGAAGATATCCGGCTTACACGGATATATCTCTCCTGCTATACCACGGATAATATAATCCCCCACACTGGCCTCATGTACACCTTCCAGAGTCTGAATCATGAATTTCACATCCGGCGTCCCTGCATTTTCAAACCACGCCACCTTGCTTTTGATAGCCTCGATAATCCATTCAGGGTCATCCTCCTGCTCTGGTCCTCCTGTCCATTGAAAAGCCTCAATTACCACTGGTTTCTTTCTGTATTTCATTCTTATCCTCTCTTTCCGTTGCGATATCGCAACAAATAAAATACCACCGGCCATTACTGACTGGTGGTATCATGTTTCTTTTTATATTCTTCCAGCTCTTCTTTTGTCGGCATCGGAATCACAATATCATCATGATCCTGAGCAAAAAACGTCCCTTTTGGATACTCGCCGATTGGACGATCAACGTCCCGAAAACTTACTATATGCTTTTCTTTCATTTTTCCTCCATAAAATATGTAAAACCATACTTTGATGTCAGTTTATCTAGGATGCGTCTCTGATATTCAATTGAGTAGTCATTATCTGTTGTAATCCGACCAGACAATACCTCTTCATACATTTCATTCTGTAACGATAACTGGATCTCAGAATATTCTTTTTCCAACTTTTCAAAGGAATTGATTCCTTCCGGCCATTCCGCAGGCTGTCTTATGACATACACCCCATCACGACCAATGGCACGCAACTCTGTGACACCAGTTCTGCCCATCATATCAATATCATCCACTGAAAAGGTAGCTCCACTTGGATGATTGTGGGTTAACACACCACCTGGCATTAGCGCTGTCTCTTCATCGGTATACACAATCCTGTCTTTTTCTCCGCGTTTCTTTAAGATACGGTTTCCTTGGGAATCGTACAATATCCCATATTCATTTTTATGTCCAGCAATGGAAGCCTCGTCAAGCCTACGTCTTTCAATTGCATCATCCGACCACCCATCTGTTTTAATTATACCAGAGTCCTGATACTTGGCAAGCCTTCGTTTCCAGTCTTTTTCTTTTGCCGTATACATGGTCTTGTTTTCAGGAGATAATGAGTGTTCTGCCAGCCTCCCATACTTTTCTGCCTGCCTTGATACATACTGCTGCTCTGCTTCCTTCTTGTTTGCCAGTCCAATATTTTTCAATTCCTTTTCCGTCCAGGTATCGTCCGCCGTGGAGATGCCAGGGAAATAGGTTGTATGACTGTCCTTGCATCTGGGGTGATACAGTCCGGATGCTATGGCCTTACTCATGAGGGGATACGGCCCATCGGATTTCTTTCCGCCGGACCAGACATCGTCAATCAGGACTTTACCAACAAAGGGCAGACACTTAGGACATGGGTTGCCGCGCTTAGCCATGATGACCGTGGCAATCCCCCATTCCTGCCTCTTCTCCCCCTCGCCCTGCAGGTAAGCCCGCTTGGATGCCGTCCGGATGGCCATGTCGGCATAATCCGCCAGGGTATGACGGGCACCATTGACATACTCCACACAGTTAAGTCCCCGGGAAAGCATGTCCTTGGTAGCCATATCAACGGCTTTCTCGTAGGTACCGGCGCCGGAATTGGCGTATACCTGGGCATTAAAGATGGCCTTCCGATACTGGTCGTTGGCCATGCGAAGGACGGCTGTTTCTGCTTGCCGCATATCATTGGTGGTTGCCTTAATCAAGGCCTCCAATTTTCGGTCATTGAGCCGGAAAAACTCTGCCGTGACGCCTTGACTGATTTTCTTAGCAGGAAAACCTTTCCGGATGGCATCGAGTATCTTGACTTCCTGCTGCATATTACCGCGCTGCCTGGATATCCGTATCAGTTCCCCCATTTCTTTGTTGAGGTCCTGGAATCGGCCCTTAAAGCGTTTCTGCTTGTCCCTCTTGTACTTCTCCAGGGCTTTCAACTGCTCAGCCTGCCACATGGACCACTCAATGCCTTCTTTGGTCTCTTCGGCCCGGTGCCGGTCCATGTTGCGAATCATGGAGGCAATCAGCTCATCCTCTATGGCTTTGAAGGCGCCGCCGATATCGTACTCTGTCAACGGCATCACCTCCCATTTGCATGTACCTTGAACCCCTGCGCCTTAAACTGCCGTGTCAGACTCTTAAGCTGTGTAACGCTGCTACACTTATCACAGCGCAGCTCTGCATATCCCTGCTTCTCAATGGCGTATATCCCGAATGGCACCTGATCACTTGCCACCTGCAGCAGCCCCTGGTACTCCTTCTGGTTCATCTGGTACAGGCGGTTCATTACCTTGACCTTCATCTGCCTTTCCTCCCTCTATGTTCAGTTGGAAGCCACCGGCAGACGTACTGATTCCGGGTTCCTCCACTTCCGCAATACCCTGCTCTGCCTTCAGCCGCGCTATCTCCTCTTGTTTCCATGCATCGTCCTTGCTATCCCCATACAGCTCCTCCACCTGGGCCTCAATGCTCATCATGGGGACGCCGGGCCGGGCCTTGGCCAAAGTCTCCACCTGACTCTCAAAGGATGGGTTTGCATACTCACCAAATGGGATGTCCACCTTGACCTCCTCCGCAGCCTTTCCATGCAGGAAGTTATATGCGTTGATGGTTGCCCCCACCAGCTCAGGCAGGGTTTCCTGCAGCGCCTCCACGATGGCGTTCCGGGTATACAGGGTAGCCTTTTCTTTCTCACGCTGAGCCTCAGCATTATCCAGCTTCTTGACATCAATGCCCAAAGTGCTGGGACTTATGACCCCCTGCAGACAGAGGTCCAGTGCTGTACAGTAAGATGCAAGATAGCTGTCATGGGGTATTGCCGGCTGCACCACGTTGACCTTGTTATCCGCACTTTCTGACATGTCGTTATCAGAGGCAAAATATCGGTCATCAAACGGATTTGGCTTGATGACCTGACCGGTCTCCGGATTATGCGGCACAAGGCACTCAGGTATGTATGTCTTGGCACGGCCGGCCCTCAGAGCATCCATCCACTGGGACCAGGCCTCGTCAAAGGCGTCAAAGCTGTCCAGCTTACCATCAAAGATGCTGCCGCCGCGTCCTTCATATTTGGTGGACTCATACACCTGCAAGGGTACTGCCAGGATGACATTATCATCAAACTTCGTGTCCTTGATGCCCTTGGTGGCGTCGATAGCATTGAGGGGCACCGAAGTGTCACCCTTGTACAACTCGTTGTATATGTAACCATATCCATAATGCTCATATAGGACATACTGCTGATGGCCAGCCTTATACGGCGTCTTGAACACGACCTCCTTCACCCGGTCCCGGTTCCGGACAATCTCAACGCGTTCCCCTGGATACCATTCCAGGATGGGGAACTCGCTGACGGTCGTATCAATCGTGACCTTGAAGGCACCGTCCCCGATGTACAGAACTTCCTTCAATGCCTTCTCCATCTTCTTCGCGAACTTGTTATCCTTTGCTATGTCCTCCCACAGCTGCCGCTGCTGGTCATTTTCTGCAAAGTCAAAATCGTTCATGTCATCCAAAACGATGCCAGACAGGATACGGACAGTCAAGCCTGGCAGTCCAGTATGTATCTTCCGCATCTCCATTCCTGGTGTGCACCTGCTGGCCCAGAATTTATATTTGTCAGCATACTCTGGAGCCTGCTGGTACATCTGCTCCAACTCATTACCGTCCCCGCGGTACCAGATGCGGTTCCGGATGGCATTGGCCTCGAAGTCCAGGACCTCGTTAATCTGGATACTGTTTCCGCTGGCGGGCACCACGTTCAGCCAGGTTCGGATGCCCCGCTTAATTGTCTCTCCCATGTTGCTTAACCACCTCATTTCTTCTCAGCCTCCTTAAGCCCTGCAATTGCACGCCCCAGCGATGCGTGGTACCCGCTTCGGTAGGCCAATGACATGTACGCTATGTCGGTCTGCATCATTTCCAGGTTCCAGATATCCCGCTCTTTCTGCGTCCACGATTCCCATTCCTCCCATGCCTTTTTCAGGAGCCTTTTTCTCCGTTCGTTTTGTTTACGCTCCCAATCTTTACTTATCACTTTTTATCGCCTCCTCAAATCCAATCAGGTTCCGGTATGGTATCCACGCATACTGATTGGCATTAATGGTATGGTCGTTCCTGTCCTCTGGCTTATCCTTCTCGTCATCCCAGGAGTACCGGTCTAACTCGGATAGGTGCTCCGCACAGGTATCCACCACCAGGTAACAGCCCTGTTGTATCCAGCCCAACTGCAGGTTGATACGGTCCAGAATCTCCGGTCGCTTGTAGGAATCGTAAAAATTATACAGGCAGCCCTTAAGTCGCTTGTACTTGCGCAGTTCTGTAATGGTGGCCTGGTCCGCATTATCTATGTACACATCCTTGACAAATCCCCAATCCTTCCGGCACTGCTCCAGGAAGGCCACAAACTTAACTGCTGTGTCACTGGGAGCCAGAGGGATGTCAAGCTTGGAATTGTTATAGACTTTTTCGGCCAGGGTGATAAGCTTCCTGTCCTCCGTGATTCCCTGGAATATCATGGCTATGGTATCCGGGGACTTGGAAGAGTAGGATGTGTCCAAAGCCGCCGTGAACTTTTTGAATTTCAGTGCCTTGGCCTGCTGGACTGTGATGACATGCTTAGACCGCTCAAAGTTGGAGAATATCAGTCCGGTTGCCTTACCACGCAGTCCCTGAATTTTATTCTTCCAGATTTTCGTTCCTTTCGGGGTATTGGTCATTATCTGTTCCAGTTTTTCCTTGCTCAGGCCCAGGTTATGGACAAAAGAAAAGAACCAATGTACCCAACCGGGTTTTGGTTCTTCCTGTAATTCGTCCATTATCTCTTTTGGCGTCTCATCCGCCCATTCCGGCAGCGGCCTGGAACAGTTGATATACTCCTTGTAGACATCCAGGCCAGGGTCATCCGGATTGAGCGTGGCCATCAGGTAATCACTCCGCATGGCGGCCTCACGCACAAACTCTATGTCGGCCGTGTTAATCTCATCAATGTACAGGCATCCGTACTGGCCGCCCAGTGCATCCTTCCACTTGCGCTTGTTGCCATAGCCGACAACAAAGATTATCTTATCGCCGCCGGATGTGCGGAAGAGGATGTGGGGCATGTTGTAACCACCGCCGCCATTACCCTTGTACTCAACCAGTACGCCGAAGTCATCCAGGATACCCAGGTCCTTCTGGATGATGTTCTTCTCGGCGGCGCCTGTATCATCCGCAGCCAGGATGTGAAGCTTTTTGGGCGACTCCGCTACTTTGAGCATGAACTTGAACAGCCCTACCGTGGTCTTTCCAGCTGCCGTGGTACCCTCCAGGAACTCCACCGGCGCATCACAACGCAGGAACGCCTTGTACTTATCCGACAGCAGCAATCTCTCCGCACTCATTACCCACCACCACGCATCTGCTCAAGAAGGTCATCCAGTTTGGTCTTTTCGGTATCCAGGCCACCAGACAGCTCCATCTTATCCTTAAACATCCCCAGATGGCGCCCCAGGAGCTCCAGGGCCTTAAGCTTGTCAGCCATCTTGATTTCCCGTTCCAGCCCGTCCTCGCCAAAGGTCTTGACCTTCACGGACTGAATGGCAGCCGTGTCCTCCGGAAGTGCATCCTCTCTGACCATAGCCGTTTTAGGGTCAATCACCTTTGTTGCATTCACGAAAGCAATCTTCGCCAGTTCCTGGACCACACGGTCCGCATTGACACCGGTACGTTTCGAACGTTCCGCCATAGCTGTCTTTATCGCATCTGAAACTCTAGTTTTCCCTAGTAACTCAGACCCTATCTTATCCGCATTGTTTGGACTGTATCCTGCGCGGATGGCGGCCTGAGTGGCATTCAGGTCAATTAAATATTCATCAATAAACAATTTCTGTTTTTGAGTCAACGCCAATCAAGCTCACCACCTTTTTGTAATATAAAAAATCCCCTTCGCACAAAGTCCCGGCCGCCCTGAGTTTCAGGCGCCGGGAAATGGGCAATAGAAAAGGCCCCCGTTTCCGGAAGGCCCAATTTGTTTCTTACAATATATCACACCTTTATAGTCACATTCCATCACATTGTGAAATTTTTCAATGCCTTGGCGTGTATGCGGTGGATGTGCTGCCAGCTGTGCTTCATTTCGGTGCAAATCTTTTCCCACTTCATCCCCCGAATATACCGGTATGTAAGCAAATCCTTTTCTCTCTCATCCTCCATAGCCTCAATCCGCTTCTGTACCTCCTGGAATGCGCATATCCGACTGTACCGGGCTGCAACCAGTTCCTGCTCTATCTCGTCCACCTTCGCTGCGTAATCAGACAGGTCCTTCTTATCCGTCCCGTGCGGCATCCCGTCATTCGTGACGGAAGGAGACATTTTATTCCGCCTCAGTTCTTCCAACTGCTCTTCCAAACGCCGGACCCGCCGCTTCTCCTTCTGATAGGACATCAGGAACTCCTTCTTCTTTTCATTTTCTGTCAATTCCAATTCGATTACCTCCCTAACAAATAATCACATGTAACGTTGAATATTATTGCAATGCTCACTATATGACTTGCCATAGGTTCGCACTTGCCTTCACGCCAATTTTTTATCGTAGTCTGGTGAATATCCAACTCCTTAGCCAACCGATATGCTGACATTTGATTTTTCTTCATCAACTCAGAGAGTCTTTGTCCAAATTCATTCATCGTCTTTGCCTCCTTACAGCTCCTTGGCCAGCTGGTTCAACTCCGCCCTGGCCTGCACAATCCGCCTCTTGATGGATTCCTTTGTATTGTACTGTTCGGTGTTGCAATACATAGGCGGATATCCGTTCTTGTTCTCAAAAGTCTCATATTCTTTGATGCTGTCCACCAGGGTGTTTACCATACTCTGTACCATAACGATTCTATTTATTTTCTTCATGTTACCCATTCCTTTCTTTAACCCGTAGTCTCTTTTGTTCCCATGCCGTGTCCAGCTCAATGCAGAATCTGAAATCTCACCTTGTCCCATTCAGCCGCCAGATTGCCGGACTTAACATCCCCATAGTCACCTAACCGCTTGAATGTATATCTGCCCCGGTATGCTTTTCCATCTGCCGCGCAGTGTTCAGGTACCTGCCGGCCGCAATGAAGCATAGTCTGTATATCCATAGTCGCATACGAACCAACAAGGCGCCCGTAGTCATATACGTTATAATATATCTGCCTCAAAAACATCCCCCTCTCAATACATCAACATAATGCCCTTATCCGTGAGCTGCTGCACAATCAATTTAATCACTTCTGGTTCGTACTTACCCGGATTCTCCTCAAATTCCCTTATCACATATAACAGGTCAGCTATTCCATAGCCCTTGACCACCTCAAGTTTTTCTTCCACGGTCAGTTCCGATTCCTTCGATACCTTATACGCTCTCACATTATCCCCTCCATTTCCCCAACTCCGCTCTTCAAGCTCTGTCAGCAGGGCCAGAATAATCTTCTTGCACATTCGGCAGTCATATTCACACATAACCTCTTTGGCATCCTTTACCACCGCGTCCCATTTGTCTGATTCCCTTGGTAACATCTCATCCTTCCACTTATTCCAGAACCAGTTATAACTCTTCCAGAAAATTCCCTTCACCTTCTCGTTATCCATGCATCCTCCTTAACTAAACGGTAGCTCCTCGCCTAAAGGTACAGACTCAAACATCCCGGTATCATTTCCAAATAGTTTCGCCATTTCTTCCTTCCATGGGTATATCTTATTCTCCCCCGGGCTGTTCCTAAGGCGCTTTGTGCAGGCCTCAAAGAATAGCGGGATAAACTCATCCTGTACGCCGCCATCGCGGTCCTTGCATATTTCAATCACATTGGTGGACTGATACAGTAGGTTGTCATCCTTCCACTTGAACATGTCTTTTGTCAATCGCTTGAAGTCATTATTGACCCTGTGCAGAATAAAAGCATTATCCACACGGTTCACGATATCATTACTGCCGGACACATCGTCCAGCCGAAGGAACCCAACAGACTTCCTGGGATGCGCCACAAACAGGATGTGGACATTTGCTGCCTTTGCAAAATTCTCCAGACATTCCACAAAATGGCTCTGCTGCTGGTACTTGTCGCTGCCCATCTCCATCAGGTTCAGCGCCATCATGTTATCCAGAATTATAAGGTCAACTTTATGCTCCACAACACACTTGCGTATCTGCTCCATGATGGAACTGAACTCGTTGCCGTAATAGTTGTTATAGACGTACACTTTTTCATCCAGCCATTTGGATATAACCTCGTCATAAGGTTCCGGTACCACGTAATAGTTATCATACTGTGTTTCCTTCACATACATCTTCCCGGCAGCCTGCAGAAGGAGCCATTTCAGCAAGTTCTTAGGCTTAAGCTCCCCGCTGAATAGTGCCGTCCGGTATCCCTGCTGGGAAGCCTCAACCGTTATCTGAGAGATGATGCTGGACTTCCCCGCAGCCCTCAGTCCGCTCAGACAGGTGACAAACCCTTTCTTAAGCCCGCGCATCTTCTGATCTATCACATCGACCCCGGTCTTAATGAATTCCTCCGGCGGCTCCTCCATAAGTCGGATCTGTTCCGTGGTAAAGAATACCGGCTGGCCATCAACCATTTTGATTTCCGTCTTCTTCTCAACCACATAATTGGGGTTCTGGTAGTTTGGCCGCCTCTCCTCCCTCACATACTGCCGGTCATAGGCGTCCGGTTCAAACATCCTGCGGACATCCTGCCAGGTCCTGTCTGCGCAGGAGTTGTGGAAACAGTGGAACCCAATGGCGCCGTTAGACATCTTGAATATACAGGCATCCTTCCCTGTATGGTTTTCATCAAAGGGGCAATGCTCCAGTATGTACTTGGTTCCGCTGCCATAACTGGCTTTGGTGTAATGCAGGCCATGCTCATCCAGCCACTGGTCCAGGTCAAACTCCCTGGGATTAAACCGGTTGTAGCCCTGCGGCTTGTCCGGGACCGGCAGGTAGCCTGCCAGTTTCTGCAGCAGTGCCTTGTCATTCTGTTTTGGATTCTCCGGCGCCTGCACGATATAACTCATCCTGTGCGGCCGTTCCGGTGTATTGGCCCCTTTCTGCGCCAGAGTACCATACAGCTTGCACACCCTGGCCGGATTGAAGTTGGCCGTGTCAATGTCAACCTTGTCGTCAGAAAAGAATAGGGACAGTACCGCCAGGCAGTCCTTTACCAGCTGCTTGTTCTCGTCATTCATGGCCAGGCCAATGCTGTACAGGAGGTGTGCCCCATTCCCGCTAAAGGCCACTATCGGGTCATCAAATCCTGTCCGTTTCATAAAGGCATAGACCTCATTACATTTTTCTTTCGCATAGCCAATCTGCTCCTCGCTGGATGACGTGCCGGCTGCGCGGACCGGATCCATGTCCACCATCAGCCAATCAAAACAATAGATATCTGAATCAGATGTGTTAGGTTTTGCATTGCGCACAAAACAATTTCTCTGCTGCCTGGAATGGCATTCATCCTTAATTCCGTTCAGCGTGATATACACATTGCTGTTTCCATCCATACGGATTCCCCGCATTGCATTAATACAGGTATCCGCATCTCGGAAATAACCGCTTGCATTCCCGCCTCCTGCGGCAATGACCCGGATTTCAAAAAGGCTGTTTTGGGGTTTCATGATGGAGATGGCTTTCCGGATTTCATTCTCATCAAATTTCATTGCAGGATCCTCCCGTCTTTGGTCTTTGTCAATGTTCTGTTTTCCTCGATGAAATGGCCAGTCCCACCATTATCCTGCGTTCTGGAAAGCCAGCCATTGATAAAGCGGTTGATTCCCCGTGCAGTTTTCTGCTTTTTAGGATTACTGTCCAGCCATGTCAGCATCTTCCGCAGCTCATGCTCCACATCCACAGCCGGAAATGCTTTTGACCAATTATTAATCCTATCCCATGGTACACTGTAAAAAGTGCCATCAACAAGAGGAAGAAAAATATCGCTACAGTCTGGAGCGGGCTTGCCCGGCTCCGGACATATATATTTTTTTATACTTTCCTTACCTATCCTATCCTTACCTATCCTATCCTGCGTCAACCAGGTAGACATTTGGTTGTCATTTGTGTAACCAGCGGTATCCATTTGGTTGTCATCTGGTATACCAACGGTATCCATATGCGTGTCAAGTGGTTTACCATTGGTTGACAGACTGGCAACCGCTTTATCTTTATTAAGGGTATACGCACCATTTTCTTTCAGGTACAGCTTCGACTTTTCCTCCGTGTACTGCGTTTCCTTGTACCGGTCGGCCCGGAGGTAATTATGTATCCTCCAATGCTTGATGACACATATCCCATCATCAAACTGAAGGACAAGCCGATCCTCGACCAGCCGGTCATAGTCAGCCTGGGACGCCCCTACGATTTTCATAATCTTTCTGGCATTATTAAGGAACCCATCATCATCCGCGCGCATGGCCAGGTGGAAATACAAAGCCTGCGTTGAGAGAGGCATGTCCAAAAAAGAATCACTGTCTATAATTTTCTTTGAAAACATCCTGCGTTCTGCCAACTCATAACCCCCTTGTCTTTTTAAACAGCCAGTCACAGTCTGACGGAACATCTGCAAATACATTTTCACACCCATCTATCCAGCGTGCCAGATGATGATCCCCGTCATATTTCCCGCATACCCTGCATTCATAGCTCCCCGGTTCATTCATGAAGAAATACCTTCCACAGGAAGCGCATTGGCAGAGGACGGATTCTACCTTGGAATAATCTTCTCCATTCTCAAATACGCGGAATCCTCCATCAGGGCCTCCCAGAACAATCAGCCTTTTCAACTTCCCGGACAGCTCCTTACAATTCGTATACCCTCTGCCAGCCCGTCCAAGATCAACAATGAAATACGCATCCTGATCAGGAAGATAAAAGTCTGCCACCATGTCCAGTTCACCACATCTTCCACTTTCCGGACAATATATCCATGCCATATCTATATATTCAAAGAGCTTCGCCCATTGATAACAGGCCTTGTAATACATTCCGAATGTCTGCATCTGCAATATCTCTTCTATTTTCTTTATTATCATCAATAGCCTCCTTTCTGGGCGGAGGATGGTAAAAAGCTCCGCCCTGTGAGTCCAACACCTCATGCATTCATACCGTGACATATTATAAGCATGTGTTGGGTTTGAATTAACCAGTTGCTGTATGTAAAGGCTTGCGCCGTTACACCAACGAAAACGCACATATGTTCGCTTTCACATATAGATTATAATTGTAATTTTTCAAATTGTTAACCTATTCTGAAACTTTTCTAATTTAATGTAAAATCTCATCCTTTTTACCATCTTATTTCTACATTTTCCTATACTGACCACTATACCGTGATATACTATAAAAACGGACCCCATAGTTCTTTGAACGAAAGGGGTGAGGAACATGAGTACATATGAAGCGCTATCTCTAATGCTTTTGTTTGGTCAATTAATTATTCTCATGAATAAGCGTTGAATCCCTCACTCGTTTCGTCACTCAGTCAATCAACCTATGGGGTCCCTTTATTTCTATCGGACCGGACTTATTTCCACTTGCAAGCTTCCGCATTCAGGGCAGTACATAATCTTTCCAACCATTTCATATCGTCCGGAATAAAGGTTATTTCAATCCACATTATGAACCCATATATCGTTCATAATGACACGGCAGCATTGCTGCCTTTTATCCGATGCCGGATAGTCTTGCCTCATGTCAGTGGGGGATATATGCCCGCCACTGCCACTATGCTTGTTTTTGGCGATTCCTCCCTCCACCTGTAGAGGTGGGGGAATCCTCGTTTATTTTGTTGAAGTCATCCAGGACAACCAACCTTTCACTATATCCATCCGAATTATAGGTAACGGCCCTCATGTCGGCCCCACAAAATTTACACCTCATTCTGCCGCCCTCGAATCCGGCCCCTTTACAAACACCACAGGCGCCCAATGGTCCGTCTTATACTGCACCGCACGCTGTACCTTTGGCAGGGTAAGCCCGGCCCCATCTAAAAGATACCGCAGGGGATGTGCCGGCTCCCGGTGGGCCACTCCCTCATGCAACAGCTCCGTCATCAGGTCAAAGGCTTCCGCATTCCAGCCACTCCAGAACACCACATGTTCACAGACATCCGAACAGGACAGCAGTTCTCCTTTGTAGTCATAGCCCTTCTCCTCAAACAGCCACTGCAGTTCCGCATAGCTGGCCGATTCATTCTTGTTTATATAGTCCACCACAATTTTCTTTATCTCTTCTTTATTCGTGTTGTTCTCCCTTCTGTTGCGATATCGCAACTTTCGCCCTTATTTTATCCAGCAGCTCCATGTGTTTCTCCCGCCTTCGTTCCTCTATCTCCATGGACTCAGCCATACTGAGTGCTGCCCTTTCGGTACTGCTGGTCCACGTCCTGTTAAAGCTATCAATGCCGCCTTCATAGATTCCCACTCCCGGAAGAAATGGGCGCAGCTGCTTGGCGGCTCTGGGTTTCCGTAATTCCCGCAATGCTTTCGCATGTGTCTGCCTTACTGCCTCTGCAGTGACTCCATATGTTTTTCCGATTTCAGCCAGGGTCATGTCCTGCTGATACCGTTTCCGTATCACCTCCGGCTGCCGGTCCGGGAGAGCATCCACACATCCCCACAATGTATCCTTAAGCTGCCCGTCCTGGATTTGTTCTACAACCTCTCCCTCTACATCCGTATCATCTCCAGTCAATTCTCCCACGGTGGCATCCTCACTGCTTTCTATCCCCATAACTGGAGCATCCAGGCTGCCCAGGTGAATCGCCCGGGCATTCTCCTTGATTTCCCATACCTGCTCCAAAATAAGGTCCAGCCCTGCTGCAATCTCAGTATCCGTGGGTTTCCTGCCATGCTCCATCTTGAACGATTGACAAAACCGGTTGTACCTCTGTATCTTCTCCTGGCAATGGACCGGCAGACGCAGGCAGCTCCCATTCACCTGCAGGTAACGCTGCATCCCCTGCCGGATGTAATACGCTGCATAAGTCAGGAATTTAACCCCCTGGCCAGGGTCATACTTTTCAATGGCTGCATGGAGAGCCAGGTATCCTTCCTGCTCCAGGTCCTCCACCTCTCCGCTGTTACGGTACTTCATGGCCACAGAATGAATGTAGTCCCTTACCTGCAGATAAAGCTGTTCCATGTTCTTCTGTACATCCTCTCCGGCCTTAATCTGTGCTACAAGCTGCTCGTTTGTCATGGCAGTCACCCACCCTTCCATTTTTAGCAACCAATATGCTTATGTAGATTCGCCGCAGGAATTTAAGGTCATCAACATCCTTTAATGCGCTCATAATGCTTTTCCTGCATTCCCGGGCAACTCCTCTTTTATCTTCTGCTGCCCTATGGCCGGATTGCACCGGTGCAACTTCATCTACGTCGCCCGGGGTCATCTGCAGCAGCTCTCTAAGCTCCTGTAACTCTTCCATGGCTTTGTCGTAGCTTTCTAGCATCCGGTTGTGCTGCTCCACTGATATACATATCATTCTCTGCATGCCGCTGTCTCCTTCCTGCCCTCTGCAAGGCCTGCATAATATGCCCGGTTGGCCAAACTTACAATCGCCTCTGCCATCTCACGGTCTGTATCATCATGGTCTCCTATGGTCTTAAGCCACTTATCCACGAATTCTTCCTTACTGATTGGAAATGTCATATCTGCATGCCTCCCTTGCCAACATTATCTAAAACTTCTCGTAGTTCCCTGATTTTATTTAATAGGTCGAATACAATGTCATTTGCTATACCGGTCTTGATACCGGCATTGGTATAATATGGCGGCGATATCCTCCATATTTCTCCCGTTCTTTCTATGTCCCAATCGAAATAACCCTGTTTCACGTCGTCTACCATTACCCAAACTCTTTCTGCCAGAACTTCAATATCCAACAGTGCATTGTCAATCTCTATTATTGTGACATTCTCTTTGTTTTCCATCGTCAATCCTCTTCCCATTCTGGTTCGGAGGTGCTATACTTATAAGTGGTTGAACTTTGGTATAGCGCCTCTGGGCCTATGCTTGTCCTTATGGAAGCGCCAACTTCTATGAGGACTTTTTTATTGTCCGTCTTACACCGGCGCCGCGGCTCACCAGTCTCAGCTCCGTCTTTGTTTCTTCCAACACCAGCCAGTTGTTTACCGCCAGGCCTGCCTTACTCATCAGCGCCTTCTGGTTCCAGGTCGGCTTCATCACTCTGCTTCTCCCCATCCGTTTACACCGCCCTCCGCATCATCCTGTCATGAAGTTCATCATGCGGCCCAGAATCGTTGCAATAAACATGCAAATCCCCCAGGACGTTCTGCCACTGGAGCAACAGCCATGCCAGGTCCCGATTCTGATAGTCCCACAGGAGAACAGCAACGTCCTGGGCATCCCCAATCGGTTTGTCTGCCGGCAGGCGCCTTAATTGTTCCAGGGTATAGAAGTAATCCTTTGTTCCCCACTTCTTGCCATCATATTCCTTCGTGACCGGGAACATCCTCAGCAGCTCCATGGGAGTCAGCCTGCCGATGGTCTCCATGACCTGCTTTAACTCCTGGTACCTGTTCTCTATCTCCAGGCAGGACTTATGGGCTTTTGTGTGGTTAAACTCTGCATGATTCTCTTTTCCATAGGCCTTGACTGCCAGAAATATGTAGCGTGCCAGGTCAACTCCCTGTAGTCTTTCTATGCAGCGAGTACCGCCATGGATATCCGTAAAGCGTCTCAGGGCCTTAGTATATTTCCCATTGCTCTCTACATGTGGCACAATTCCTGCTGTATTCCAGCTCTTCCAGGATTCCTTGATGAATGGTACCAGTATCTGGAGCGGACCAGGGAACATCCTTAACATCTGGATTACAAAGGCAGCCCTCCTTGTCAGCTTACGCATCCTGCCAAGGAGCTTCCGGTTCTCTAACTCCGCTTTAAACAGCTCCGTTACGTCCTGCTCGTCGTTCTCTCCTACCTTATATACAAAGTTGTCCATAAGGTCAGCCTTAAGGTCTTTACTGCTTATCTTCCGTAAGGAATAGAGCATGTTGTTGACAGATATGGTCCAGTCACGGCATCCCTTGATGATTTCATACATTTCATTCAGATATTCAGGCTGCAGGTACGCCTCCAATATCCCGCGGCAGGCCTCCATGCCATCGGCATCCACCTGTAATTTCCATGGGGATGGCTGAATGCGCAGGACATGTACTTTGTCCACCAGGCCTGCTGCCTCAATCCGGTCACAGCATGGCTTTGCATATAGCTCCATCCCGGCCTTGGCCATCAGTTTCTGTATGTCAAACAGCATGTCCGGAACATAGGTCCCATCCTTAATATGGCTCAATACCACTTCTTTGGTTTCTTTCTCCATTGTCCTCACCTCTCCTATATCATTCTTACCAGCTGGTCCACCTGCCAGCATTTGCACATATATGCCACCGTCATCAGTAGTAGCACGATGATCAGTGCCCAGTCCATCCGGCCGGGTTCCCTGTTTCTGTTCATTCCTGTTTCTCCCCTTCCTCTGGACGCTCCAGTTTCTCTCCGATTATCTTTTCTATTTTTGCTGGGTATATCCGAAACTCCCACATGGTCTTACCAGTTTTCTCCGGTGGGATTGCCAATCCCAGGTCCAAGATACCCCTGCGCATGTAATTCCGAATCTTCGCCGGTTTCATTCCCAGGACAGGGGCCGCTTCCTCAGGACTTAGCCATAGTCTTGTCACAGGAACACTCTCCTTCCATTACTTTATATTCCGATACACTCTTTCACAGCGGATTCACGTTCTTACCGCTTACGGCTGGATGGCTGCTGTGGATGGATGAAATTATCAATGTACTATTTGTATGGGGTATAATAGCACTTAAATTCCGACAGCACAATCCCCTCAAATCCGCATAAAATCAAGGTTTTATCAACTAAATTATGATTTATGATAATAAGAAATGGGCTAAAATAACATCTCTATGGAACGCCGAAATTTCCATATTTTTACATCAGCTAAAAAATAATTTAGAGGATTAAAAAAACAAATTATTAAAATTTTCTAAACTCAATTTAGGGCAGTTTTTATGATAAGATTGTCAATCTGGGCAGATTTCAATGCACCTTTGGTGGGGAGGACGAGATTTCGTTCCCCCTTCTTTTAATACTACATCCTCTTGAATTTTCACCCTCTCGCCTTGCATTTGTCCTTTCGTAAGGCCCAACCCATCGCACAGCCATCTCACACCATGGTTTTAATGTTTTCTCCATCAAAGCACAGATTATCAAAATATATTCCAACGCTTCTCTTTCCGTCCTCAAGCCACATAATGACATTCGAATCTATGTCATTCGAGCTAACATCTTTGATGGTCATACCGATGAAATCTCTTAAATCCTGACCACAATAAACCTCTTCACCATACTTCATCCCATGCTCATAATCTTCTCTTCTAACAGTCTTGTTATTTTCCATTTGTCAAATCCTCCATTCTATTAGCCTGTCCAACTTATATGTTTACTCTATAGGCCGCCAGCATCTCCCGGATTACGGCTTCATATACAGGTCGCAAATCCTTGTCATTTTCAATCACTGTCAATTTATTAATGGCGTTCAACTGACTGTCATTGGCTCCTGCGATTGCCGCATTACCCTTGGCATTTTTCACTTTCAGATCCAACCGACATGGGCGCTTGCGGTTAAGGCGCTCATAACTCTCCGTTCTCACTGCACGGTGCCTTTCCTGGACGCTTCCTATGTATAAGTAGCCTTCGCTCTCTGCGATTGCAGACAGACAGCTGTTTACCCAGGTTCGAAAATCTACCTCGGCTGGTTTTATCAGCGCCTGGGCAATGGTTCTCTGGTTCTCCTTGACCTCTTTCAGTTCAGCTGCCTGCCGCTCCTGCTCTTTGGCTTGCCGCTTCTGTTCCAGTTCCATATTAATCATAACCTGCAGCTGCGGAGACATCTCTTGCATCCGGAGAACCATCTGTTTAGCCCCATCCTCTACCTTGGTAAAATACTCCCTGGCGTCCTCTGCTTTCTTCCCATTTCCTTTCATGGAAAGTTTCTTTGCAAAATGAGAAGTGATTCTATAATCCTGCGTGACATTGCCCTCGACATTGATGTCGAACCCCCAATAATCAACACCTTCTTCTGCAAATGGATTATCAAGAATATTGGTCTTTGCCCATCTTGAAAACTTCCCCTTTGCCAATTCAAGAAAATCGTACAGTTTCTTTGCTGTGGTCATACCATTCTCATCAATCCCCAATACAATCTCAATCGGGGATATCTCGATATACAACCGTGCACATCGTCTGCTTTCCTTTTGAATCTGTATAGGGAATCTTGGTGGGATAATAGTTTTCCTCCAGCCACTCCCTAACCTTTACAAGAACCGATGGCTTGTACTGGATGTTTACTCCATCATGACCATTCCTGCTGTAAGGTGTTGTCACAATCTCGCTCTCAGAAATCGTCAGTTTCTGTAATATCGCACTTATTGCCTTAGTATGTGGATTACCTTTTTCCGAATAGGCCCCAACCGCTTCCGCAAGGCTTGTGCAGTCATACAGCTTTGACATTGTTTCCTTATCAGTAAGGAGTGGTATCCTGATATCGTACCCGGCCTCTGCGTATATGCGCTTTGCCTCCACGGCTATGAACAATGGGTCAACACCTGCCCTGCTAAAAATGGTGTCGATTGTCTTAACCGTCATATTGACGGAGGCCCGGGATTCTTTCTTGAGCTTGTCCTTCTTTTCTTCCTTTGGCATCTCATAGGAACCATTCTTCCTCAGAGAGGGTAATACTTCCATGGCAAGCCACTGCTGATATTTCAGCGCCCGGTCATTTCCAGCTTTAAAACCCAGCATGTAAAACAGGGACTCCGGGACATAATCGTCTTTCCCAACTTCTTGGGAAAATCCCAGTTCCTTGCAATATCCGTTTAATGTCTCCCAGCGGATATACAATTTTCCCTTCTTTTCCTGCGTCCATCCGTATCCAACGGCCGTGTCCTCTGCATTTACAGAAATGCTGCCATCAGGATTAAGGATGGTCCTCGCCTTAAACCCTAGTTCTTTCTTTTCAGAAATCTTAATTTCATTCATATTACGTTTCCTCCTTTTCTGACTCCTCCAACAACTTTTCAATTGGTACGCCCATTTCTTTCGCTACTTTTTGAATAGAATCAATCCTGGGATTAGAAGTTTTCCATCCTCTTATTGTAGCGTTACCAAGTCCACACCTTTTTTCAAAAGAGTAAAGTGGTATGTGGTTTTCTTTGCAGAACTGCACTATCTTATCGTACAGCAATTCAGCACCTCCTTTTCTATTAAAATATAAGGGATTTTTAGAGAAAAGCATTGACAAATATTAGAGAATAATCTAAAATATGAATTGTCAGAAACATATTTTGAGAGTATACTATATTTTATTTTATGGGTTTTCTCTAAATCCTGAATTCATTATATAGGCTATTCTCTAATTTGTCAATAATAATTTTATGGGTTTTCTCTAAAATCATAGGAGGCATTACGTGAATAGCGTTGAAAGAGTAAGACAAATATGCAAAAGCAAAAAAATTCCCATCTCAAAATTAGAAAAGGATTTAGGATATTCCAATGGTTATATTAGTCAGTTAAGAAAAGGTGTCTTCCCTTCAGATAGACTTATTAGTATTGCAAAATACCTTGGTGTATCAACTAATTATCTCATGACGGGAAAAGATGATTCGCAAGGCGATGGGAATCCTTATAGCGAACTGAAAGGTATATATCTCTCATATGCCAAGGAGGCCCAAGAGAGCGGTATTGACCCAGATGATATACGACTGGCTTTAGAAACTATCAGAAAATTGCGGGGGGATAAATAATAAGATATGGGTTTGTATTACAGTAAAGACGGGCTTTATAGGGAAGTAGAAAATCTCAAAGACTTCCTGGGAGTAGGTAGAATGTGTTATGGATTTGACCTTGTTCAAACGCTATTGCGTAGAGGTTTTCTACTTCAATCAGTTCCCTTTCAAACAAAAGGATTACGTGGAATGGCCATAATAGGAGATGCTAAACAGGATGATGTTATTTTATTGAACTGCAAAAGATCCCAAGAAGAACAAAATTTTGATTGTGGCCATGAGATGATACATCTTGCTTTACACAGATGTTTAAATCAAAAAACCTTTAATTGTTTCGATAAATTGCAAGCCAACCAAAATCCTTTTATAGAATGGCAAGCTAATGAGGGAGCAGCTGAATTTTTTGTTCCGTACCAAGTATTCCTACCGATGATTAAACGTTGCTTCGCTTATTTAAATACTTATAGAAATATCGAAAAATTCAAAAAAGAAATGGCCGATACGTTTCATGTGCCAGAAGCCGTTATCAACTATCGCATTGAAAACTTAAAGTATGAAACCGAACAGTATTTATCAGGAGTTCCTCTTGATAAATTAGAAATATTGTCTGCGAAAAAGCAATGTGAGCGAAATATACAAGTTCAGTCTTTAAACGATATATCAAACTCAGACTTATCAAGGCAATTTGAGACGTGGAAATTATCTTTTACAGGATAGTAAGTAGAAAGATATAAATATATAATGAATGTTATAAACAAGAATAAATATTTAGGAACATCTGATTAATTAGCCAATGGCTTTTTAATAAAAAATACATATGATTAGGGGGACTATAATTATGGGATTCTTTGATACCTTTAAGGGAAACCAGTACAAGGCTGAATTGGAACAGTTGAAACATGAACATGAAAGCTTGAAAGCATTAATGACTCCAGAAATGCAGGATGCTTTTATGTTAAAGCAGGAAATAGACAGGTTACAGTCAGAACAAATTAGCCATCAAAAACAAATTGATGATTTGAATTTGACTATTGCATCCAAAAATTCAGATATCAATGCTTTAGACAATGAGATTCAGCGAAAGAAAAAAGAAATAGTATGGATGGACGATGAAATCCTTGTCCAAGAGTTTGGACTGTATAAACCACAATTTGAGTTTGCTTCTTCGCTCGATTATAAAGAAAAGCTATCAGAAGTACGGGCCACTCAAAAGGAATTGATTAAAAATAAGCAGGCTGTTACAGGTAATACACAATGGGAAGTAAATGGCAGTGCAGCCAAAGGTAGAAAAATGGTATCTGATACTCAAAAACTTCTCCTTCGTGCATTTAATA